CGCTTGAGCGTCCGCTACGAGCAAACCGCATAGGAGACCCAAATGCCAACTACAGTAATAACTGGGCGCGATGTAACTTTCACACTCGATAGCGCTGCTTATGATGCCCAAGCAACTAGCGCCGTCCTAAGCTGCGAAACAATTATCGAGACCTATCAAACCCTTGATGGGCGCGCTTATAAGTCCGTTGATAAGCAATGGACATTCACAATTGAACTGCTACAAGATTGGGGAGCTGCTAGCTCACTATTCGAAGCAATGTGGGCTGATGCTGAAACAGCACCTAATACCACACTCGCAGTTTCATTCACAGCCGTAACTGGCGCAGTATTTGCTTTCAATGTATTGCCAATCTTCCCAGCAGCAGGTGGCGCAGCACCAGGAGCGCTTACTGATACTTGGACGATGACTGTCGTTGGAACACCTACAGAGACCTTCAGCTAAGAGATCGGAGCATCGGGAGCTATGAAATTATCAATTACAATTGAATATAACTCTGGCGAATCAGCAACTTATATTGCTCAACCGCCAGAATGGGCTAAGTGGGAAAAGGCAACTGGACACACTATTACCAAGGCTCAAGAAAATATAGGGATCTGGGACTTAATGTTCTTGGCCTATAACGCTTACAAACGCGAAAGCGCTGGTAAGCAAGTAAAGAGCTTTGAGATATGGATGGAAACTGTTGCCGACATTAAGACAGGCAACGATGACCCAAAAGCCATCAGCCCGACAGCGTAAGGCGGCTATTAGTAATAGTTGCTCTTAAGACTGGTATCCCGATGCAATATTGGGATGATTGGGACGATGTAGCAACGGCAGTCGAGCTGATAAAGGAGAGAGATAGCAATGGCTGAAGAAGTCTCAGCATTTGATAGGACTGAGCTCCGTCAAGTCTATAAAGCCTTTTCCTTGCTAGATGATGAAGCCAAAGCCGAGGCTCGACAGACTTCTAATAATCTTGCCACCTATCTTCAGACTCAAATCGCTGCCAAAGCTGCTACTCGCATAAAAGGCCAACAAGCTATTAACCGAATTGTTAGCGGATCTAAAGTATCTAAGACCAGCACTACTGGCGAAATTAAGTATGGCTTTGCTAGTCAAAGATTTAGCGGTGGAGCAAATACTCAAATGCTTTGGGCTGGCTTTGAATTTGGTTCTAATAAGTTTAAGCAATTCCCTGCTTACTCTGGCAGACAAGGGCGCGGCTCTCGCGGATGGTTCATTTATCCAACCTTGCGCCAAGAGCAGAAAAATATTGTGGCACAATGGACTAGAGCATTCAACAAGATATTAGATAAGTGGGGCATAAGTGGCATCTGATTCAAGAGCCTTAACGCTCAAACTTCTAGCAGATACAGCAGACTTTCAAAAAAAGTTGCAAGCAGGATCTAAAGACATTGATTCTATTGGCGAGCGCGCAGCTGAATTTGGAAAGAAGGCCGCCGTAGCCTTTGCTGCCGCTGGAGCGGCTATTGGCGCATTTGCAGCAAGTGCTATAAAAAATGCTGCTGAGGATGAAGCAGCCCAAAGAAAACTAGCGCTCACAATTGAAAATAGCACTAATGCAAAAAAAGAGCAAATAGCAGCAGTTGAAGATTACATAACAAAAACCTCTTTAGCGGTAGGTGTTACTGATGATCAATTAAGACCTGCTTTTGCTAGATTAATCAGAAGCACTAAAGATGTAGAAGATGCAACAAATTTACTTAATTTGGCTTTGGATATTAGTGCTGCAACAGGCAAGCCACTTGAAACTGTATCAATGGCTTTGGGTAAAGCTTATGATGGCAATGCAGCATCTTTGGGTCGATTAGGATTAGGCGTAGATGCAAATATATTAAAAAGCAAAGATTTCAATTTAATTTTTCAAGAACTTACTAAAACTTTTGGCAACTTTGCAGAAAATGAAGCGACTAGCACCGAGAAACAAATGGAGCGAGTCAAGATTGCTCTTGACGAAGCCAAGGAATCCATTGGCGCTGCTTTGCTTCCAGTTGTCCAAGAATTAACTGCTTGGATTCTAAACAACTTTATTCCAGCTTTAGATGCTTTCATTGCTGGATTAACTGGTAATGGTGGTCTTGATGAATCTCTTACTCAATCGCAAAAAACTGCTATTGAATGGGGCAAAAAAGTTAGAGGTTTTATAGATACAGTTATTAGTTTAAAAGATGAACTAATAATTTTAGGTGGAGTTTTAGCAACTGTATTTGTGGCCAATAAAATTGCTGCTGGTGTTACTGCAATTATTTTGTTAATTAATGGTTTAATTAAAGCTTACAATTTATTAAAAGCAAGCGCTATTGTCGCAGGAGTCGCGCAAGCATTTGCATTAAATCCCGCGCTAGGAGTTGGAGCGACAGCTTTAGCTGCCGCAGTTCTTGCTGGTGCTAATGCTTTGGCTCGCAAAAATGATACTCAAACTGCTGGTAATCCTAGAGGTGATTTGTTTTTTCCAAGTGGTGGCACAGGTGGTTCTAGCGCCATTAGCGGAGTCGGTGGCGGTGGGATAACTGGCGGAACTTTTACTGGATTTCCTTCTGGTGCAGGTGGTGGCGGAAGCAATGTTGCAGTTTCTAAGCCAAGTCAAACACTTATTGAGCAAGTCAGCGAAGCAAATTTTATTAAAAGAACAGCAGGAACAGGATCATTTGATGTTGGGGGATTTAGGCAAGCCGAAGAGCGAGGCAATGTTGTAATTAATGTTAATGCTCCATCAGTAATTGATGAAGAAGGATTTAGCCGAGCAGTTGCTCTAGCTTTAAATAATAGCAATCGTAGAACTGGTGGCGGTGGTTCAAGTCTGATTACGCAGGATGTCCAATGACCGCTTGGACTCCAGTCTATCGAGTTAAAGTCAATGGCTCTACAGTAACTAGCGCAACCCTTAGCGGACTTACAATTACTTCAGGCCGCGATGATATTTACTCCCAACCGCTTGCTGGCTATTGCAGCCTAACCTTAATTGAAACTGCTGAGGCATCAGTTTCTTATGAGATTAATGATGCAGTCACTATTGAGGTGCAAGATTCAACTGCCACTTATGTAAATCTCTTTGGCGGCTTCATAACTGATTTAGGTATTACAGTTCAGACCTCTGGCTCAACTGCTACTAGCCAAAGAATTCAAATAACTGCTGTAGGAGCCTTAGCTAGACTTAATCGCGCTGTCTATGTGGGCAACTTTGCGCATCAATTTGATGGGGATCGCATTGAAGAGTTATTAAGCGGAGTTCTTTTTAATCAATGGAATGAAGTCCCAGCAGCTTTAACTTGGGCAACCTATGACGCGACAACTCAATGGCAAGATGCAGAAAATAGTGGATTGGGTGAGATAGATACGCCAGGAGATTATGAGCTTCACTCTGAAAATGACTTGGACGATACAGTTTATAACCTTGCTTCTCGCTTCGCTACTAGCGGACTTGGTTATTTATATGAGGATTCTCAAGGTCAAATTGGATACGCAGATTCAACTCATAGATCGCAATACCTAGCAACTAATGGCTATGTCGATTTAGATGGCAATCATTCAATAGGCCCCGGACTTTCAATTATTAAGCGAGCTGGCGATGTAAGAAATTCAATAACTATTAGCTATGGCACTTCAGGCGCAGAAGTTACAGATGAGGATGCAGCGTCAATATCTGACTATGGACTTCTTGCCTCTACCATATCGACCACTCTTCGCAATCAAGGCGATGCTGAAGCTCAAGCAGCCTTTTATCTTGATATTAGAGCCTATCCTCAATTTGCCTTGCGGCAGATAACCTTCCCTATAGCCAGCGGTGAAATAGACAATTCAGACAGAGATAACCTTCTTGGCGTATTTATGGGCCAACCGCTTAATATCATCAACTTGCCAGCCAATATGGTAGGCGGTGAATTCCAAGGATTTGTAGAGGGATGGACTTGGACTGCCAGCCTTAACCAGCTCAACTTGACTTTGAATGTTTCGCCTATCGCTTTCAGCCTTCAGGCGTTCAGATGGAACTCAGTCCCAGCAACTGAGACTTGGAATACAATAAGCCCGACTTTGGACTGGCTCAACGCTACAATAGTTGCATAGGAGACTAAATGCCAACGACAAGTAATTTCGGCTGGACAACCCCAGCTGATACAGATTTAGTAAAAGATGGCGCAGCTGCCATCCGCACTTTAGGCAATGGGATTGATACCTCATTTCTTGATCTAAAAGGTGGGACAACTGGACAAGTATTAAGCAAGGCTTCAAATACAGATTTAGATTTTAGTTGGGTTGCCCAAGATGATTCTAATGCAATTCAAAATGCAATAGTCGATGCCAAGGGAGATTTAATTTCTGCGACTGCAGCAGATACTCCAGCAAGATTGGCAGTTGGTGCTAACGGCACAATTTTAACCGCCGACTCTTCTGAAGCAACAGGTCTAAAGTGGGCTGCTCCTAGCACAGGTGCTTTAACTTTATTGAAGAAAGAAACCTTTAGTGCAGTTTCGTCAGTATCTATCGGCTCAAATGCAAGCCCACTATTTAGTAGCACTTACGATAATTATTACATAAATTTCATTGGAACTGCTAGCGGAAATACAGGTTTATTTTTCAAAGTCAGAGCCAACACTACTGATGCCAGCACAAATTACACTAGGCAAAACTTTCAG